ATATTGAGTAAAGATTTGGAAGGGATGGAACTATGACCTATTCATCGGAACGCTTTAAAGAGCTGTTTGCTGAGTTCACCGACAAAGAAGATACGATCCTGGCATGGAAAGCAGGGGAATATTCTTCTGGTGATGACCGGCTCCAGAATTTCCGGGAGATAGCTAATTTTATCGGGGACAAGCCGGTAACTGTGACACCGAGTTTTGTTGCGCTGATATACATGCTCAAACACGTCCAGAGTATTAAAAATGCTGTTATCTCCGGCAACGTGAAGTGGGCCTGGGAGACGGAAGGCGGGGAAGGGCTGAAGCAGCGTTTAGCGGATAGCCGGAATTACCTGCTGCTTTTGGCGACGTGTATCGATGAGGAGGCCGGATCTAATGAGCCAGTGTCCGATGTTTGTTCCTGCGGCTGCGACCGAGACGGAGAGTGTCAGTGTGGCGATGGTAAGCACCGAGAAGGCAGTAAAACCTAACTGCGGCGAATGCGGCCGCTGGGACGCAGAGCGGCAGAGGTGCAGAGATGAGGAAAGGCTGAAAGGGCTAGAGTTCCAGAAGTAAAATCATAACGGAGGTGTCTTGCCTGGTGGTGCAGACCGAAGAAAAGCTTCAAAAAAATGATTTTCGTTTTGTCGAAAAGCTGCTCTATGACTATAAAACTCACGATACGGCCATCCGTGAACTTGAAGCAGAAATGGCAGAAATTTTAGATACTCTGCTGCCGGGCGGGACCGGTTCCTATGTCGATATGTCCATGGCCAAGGGGTATAAAGAACATACTCAGCCGGAAGCATGGACAATAAAACGGGACAAAAATCTGCGCATTAGATACCTTCGCGGCCGTATCGCAGAGAGAAAACGTCACCGGGAAGCAATAAGAGCAGCCAGGGAAACGTTGGATGACCTGGAAAATCAGCTTGTCTGGCTCAAGTACGATCTCGAAAAAACGACAAGGGACTGCTGGAGAAGTATGGGGCTGCAGAAAAGCCGGTTTTATGAGATCCGGGATGAGATAATAACCAAAGTTGCAAAGTTTGTGGGGTTGATATAATGATGTTGACAAAAGAGAATATAAAAGATCTAAAGAAAAGAGGTTATTACGGTCCATATGATTTAGGAAGCTTGCTACGGTTTCTCGAACAACCGGGAGTACACGTGGCGGACTATTATGACAAAAAGACAGATACTATTCAAAGAAAAGAACTTACCGATGTTTCACCTAAGTTATGGGGATCCGACGGTTACTATGAGTGCGGATTAATGGGGTTTGATGAATATGGAGACGAAATTGATCTTGAAGGGTTGTATGGATTATCATTAAGTGGAGATTCTTGGGAAAGCGCTGTTGTTGAAGCAGTTTGTTGGTACCTTGAAAATTTTAAAATATGCGAAACAGAGGAAAATAAGCCTGAAAGCGTCGGGGAAGTACAGCGCGAATTTGAAGCAATCAGACATTTACAGAGAGTAAAATAAATTGCCGGAAAATTACCGGAAAAAGAATCTTGACTTGAGGGTTTTAGACGTTATAAAATTAAACTGCGAAGAATTGATAAGAGAAGCCGTCCGGGAGGGCGGTTTTTTTGTTGGGACTAGAGCAGGAATTACTTTTCCTTTTGGTGAAGTAATTGGGAAAAGGGAGTGATAATTTTGGGTGGTATTAAAATTTCAGAACGCTACAATGAGTATCAGCAAATATTAAGCACTGTTGAATATTTAATTAATAATCCTGATGCATGGGAAGAAAATGCAGAGATTAAGGGGAAAGGAAAGGTTGATCTTGATTCATTAAAAAACGCTCTAGAAAATATTGGAGCGGAAGGCATAAGCCAAGGACAGCTTGATCAAATTTTCCTGGTTTTGCTTAGCTTTGTGCCAGGAAAAGTAAAGAGTTATTAAACCTTAATATTATGGACCCGAGTTCTTTTTTCTATGAGCGTTTGATATCAGGTGTTGAAGGATAATAAGCTGCATTTTTGAAATTCGACAAAAGGTTACATTTTTCATCAAAGGAAAGCCCTTCCTTTTGGCGAATTGAGTAGGAAAAGGCGGGGGAGGGTTAAAGAAATGCAATTGGGGTTATCACAAAAAGAATTAGAAGAAATATTTGATAATGCAACAACAGTTGAGGACATTAAAGAAGCTTTAGTTAAAGCAATATTAAAAAACAATAAAGCAATAAGTAATAAGGTTTTAGATAAGGTTTCAAGTGATTTAACAAATGAACTACGAAAAAAAGGAATGTCATTTTAGCTTAAAGAGCCTCCGGGCTCTTTTTTATTATATTGCTATCGGCCCCAGGGGGTGGGTGATATGTAGTGGCCAGAAAACGCAGCCCGGAACGCGACAAAGCTTTTGAAGTGTGGAGAAATAGCGGCGGGAAAATGCCGCTTAAAGATATAGCAGAGAAACTGAATGTATCGCCTTCCCAAGTTAGAAAGTGGAAGAGCCAGGATAAATGGGATCAGAAATTCAAAGGTAACGTTACCAAACAAAAGAAAAGTAACGTTACTAATAAAAATACTTTTACCAAAGGGAATAAAAAGGGCGAAAAAGTTTTTGAAGTAGAGAGCCAGGAATTGACAGAGAAGCAGCGGCTTTTTTGCTTGTATTATGTGAAATGCTTTAATGCTACCCAGGCAGCGCTAAAGGCTGGATATAGCAAAGATAGCGCTTACATTATCGGCCATGAAAACCTAAGAAAACCTAAAGTTGCCGCAGAAGTCCGTCGCCTTAAAGGCTTACTGGCCGAAGAAGTGTTCATCGACGCCAACGATGTTCTCAGGAAATATGCTGAAATAGCTTTCTCCGATATTACCGACTACCTTACGTTTGGGCAGCGAGAAGTTCAGGTTATGGGTGCGTTCGGGCCGGTCTACGAAAAGACGGAAGACGGCGAAACCAAAAAGCCGGTAATGAAAACCGTAAACTATGTGGACTTCAACGACAGTTCCCAGGTTGACGGTACCATAATAAGCGAAGTAAAGCAGGGCAGAGACGGCGTGTCTATCAAGTTTCTCGATAAAATGAAAGCCCTGGAAAAATTAGAATTATACTTTGACCTTCTTCCCGACAAATGGAAGCGTGGAGTTGAAGAACAGAAACTTAAGATAGCACAACAGAAGTTAGAGATCGAGAAATTAAAAGCAGACGAACTCCATGGCGGAGAAGAAGGAGCAGACGACGGCTTCGTAGATGCACTTAAGGGAACCGTAAAAGAGGTGTGGAGCGATGAGAAATAAGCGAGCACCCTTCAGATGGATTCCTTTCAGCAAAAAACAATTAAAAGTCCTGACCTGGTGGATGCCGGAATCGCCGGTGAGTAATAAAGACGGCATAATATGTGATGGCTCAGTTAGAGCAGGTAAAACTATTGTAATGTCTTTTGCCTTTATTATTTGGGCGATGGAGACATTCAATTTTCAAAACCTGATACTGGCAGGGAAAACAATAGGAGCGTTTCGCAGAAACGTTCTTTTTCTTTTAAAGATCATCCTTCGCCTTCGTGGTTACAAGGTAAAAGATAAACGGGCAGACAATCTCCTCATCATTCAGAGAAGAAAAACAGGTGTAGTTAATTATTTCTATATCTTCGGTGGCCGTGATGAACGAAGCCAGGACCTTGTCCAGGGGATCACTGCTGCCGGAGCTTTCTTTGATGAAGTAGCCTTAATGCCTGAGTCTTTCGTAAACCAGGCTATAGCCCGGTGCAGCGTTGACGGTGCAAAGCTCTGGTTTAACTGTAACCCGGAAGGACCCTATCATTGGTTTAAGGTTGACTTTATCGACAGGTTGGAAGAAAAAAACCTTATACACATCCACTTTACCATGGACGATAACCCGGCTCTCACCGAGGAGACAAAAGCTCGGTATCGCCGGATGTTCGTTGGCCTGTTTTTCAAGAGGTTTATCTTAGGTCTGTGGGTGCTTGCCGAAGGCGTTATTTATGACATGTGGGACGAGGCCAAGCACCTTTTTGATTATGCCGGTGAGAAATACGATGAATATGGCATATCGGCCGACTATGCCACTGCTACAGTAATGACTTGGGCGCTATATGGCGTTAAGCGTGACAGAACCGGTAAAGGCCAGGACAAGGTATATTTAATCAAGGAATATTACTGGAACGCAAAGAAAAAAGGTCGGCAAAAAACTGACGGGGAATTTGCCGATGATTTTGAAAGCTTTTTGGGAGACATAAAGCCGAGAAGCATTTATCTTGACCCCAGTGCAGCAAGCTTTAAAGCAGAACTCAGAAAAAGAGGCTACAACCAACTCAAAGATGCTGATAACGATGTTATTAACGGGATACGGTTGGTATCAAATTTTCTTACATCGTTGAGGTTTTTCGTGGAAAGAGGCTGCGCTGATACCAGGGCAGAGTTTTCAGCGTATGTCTGGGATCCGAAAGCCCAGGAGCGAGGAGAAGACAAGCCGTTAAAGCAGAACGACCATGCAATGGACCGTGACCGCTATTTCATATACACAAGATTCGGAAAAGGTCCTGCTGCCCGTGCCCTCGGCAGCAAGCCTAAAGGATGGTAAACGTCGGTAACATCGAAGGAGTGATCCCCTTTGCCATACATCACAATAGGTCGCCATGAATACGATTGCTGGCCCCCAAACGATGAACAGACCAAGCAGCGCCTGGAGAATTACTACCGGGCGCGTTTGCTTTTCAAGGGTAAGCACCAGGATGTCTTCGAGCGTATCCAGCGCTGGCTTGAGCGTGAACAGGACAAGGCGATCACTTACGTTGTCTGCAACTTCGCAGGGCTACTCTCTAAGGTGGCGGCGGATATGCTCTTCGGTGAAATTCCACGTTTTATTGCGGGCGAGGTCAAAGAGGACAGCCCGGAGCAGGTCGGCCTAAACAAAATCGTGAACGACAATACCCTGGCTACACTAAATTATGAGATGGCGTTGTCGGCCAGCTGGCGGGGGGAGACAATATACAAAGTCCGCTTCGGGAAATTCGGTGACTGGGCGGATGAGGAACATGCCATTATTGAATCCGCTTCCCCGGGTGTCTTTTGGCCCATCCTGGATGCGGATAACGTCCGGGGTTTGGGGGGCGGGGTATTTGGATGGGTAAAGCAGGCTCCTGGTAACAGTTCGGGAAAAAATGATAAAAAGTATCTTCGTATTGAGCGGCAGCTGCCGGGGCGCATTGAGAACGAACTCTGGGAACTGGAAGGCAGCAAGATTCGAGCAAGAGCGCCGCTAAAGATTTTTCCGGAATACGCAGAGCTTGAAGATGTCCAGGAAACTCGGTATCCTGGGCTGCTGTTTGAGTTCGTTCCTAATTGGCGCTTAGATGATGAATTCTGGGGCATCAGCGATTATTACGACTTGGAAAGCATTTTCGATGAGATGAACAACAGGGTGTCGAGAATTTCCCGGGTCCTGGATAAACACGAAAGCCCAAAACTAATCCTGCCGCCCGGGATCATGAAATGGGACGAGCAGTACAAACGCTGGTATATAGAGAAAGAGGACCTGGAATCTATCGAAGTAAACCCCCAGGAAGAAACGGTCGGGAATCTTCCCCGGTACCTGACCTGGGATGCGCAGCTCGAAGCAGCTTTCAAGCAAATTGAAAAGCTCCTGGAGTTTGCCTTCATGGTTTCCGAAACCAGTCCTGATGCTTTCGGGCTTGGAGAGCGGGGAAGGGCAGAATCAGGGAGGGCCCTAAAGTTTAGGTTACTCCGGCTCCTGGCCAAGATAAATCGCAAGAAGCTCTACTTCGACCAGGCGCTTAAGAATGTCCTATACGCTGCTATGTATCTGGAAAACGTTTGGGGCAGGGGACCGGAGCCGGCAGATATTCGTATCGAATGGCAGGACGGCCTGCCGGCAGATGAGCTTGAAAACGCCCAGGTGGAGCAGATTCGCACCGGCAGCAAGGCGACCACAAGTGTTCGCAGTGCCGTCAGGCGGTTGGATGGCATTGGCGGGAAGCAGCTGGATGAGGAGCTGGAGGAAATTCAAGGAGACGAAGGCACCGGCGCCGGAGCTGGCGAGGGGAATGGACCACAAATAACGTTGCCTCCTTCTAGCGAAGAAGGTGAAAAATAATGGCCCAGGACATCGAAAAGAAGTTGGTTCGTTTCAGTGATGCCGAGGTAGAGCGCCTGGCAAAGTTCTACGCCGAAGCGGAGCGGGAAATTCTGGACCGTCTCAACAGGGCACTGCTGCGAGGCAACAAGACCGAATACCTGACCCAGATGAAGAAGAATATCGATGCTATCCTGTCTGACCTGCGAGCCGGCTCCCGAACCTGGTGTGAGGAAGCGATTCCCCGGGTCTATGTGCGGGGCGCTACGACAGCCGATATGATGATCGAGGCCAAAGGGCAGAGCGTCATCGGCGGCTTCGGTGCCATTCACCAGCAAGCGGCCCAGGTCCTGGCGGAAAATACGTATCAGAGCTTTAATAACATAGCAGAGAGAATTGGCCGCAGAACAGAGGATATTTACCGGACCCTGGCGTTGGAGAATATTCGCGGTAGCGTGGTCGGTTACGACACCTGGCGGCAGACAGCCCGGAACTTTCGGGAAAACTTAGCGAAAAAAGGTGTTACCGGCTTTCAGGATGCCAAGGGGCGCAACTGGAACACGCGGACCTATGCTGAGATGGTAGCTCGGACCTCAACCATGGAAGCGCACCTTCAGGGCACCGCAAACCGGCTGCTGGAGCATGGCCATGACCTGGTAAGAGTAAGCAGTCATGCCGGAGCTTGTAAGCTGTGCCAGCCATGGCAGGGGAAAATATTAAGTCTTACCGGGAAAACGGAAGGCTATCCAACTCTGCAGGAGGCGAAAGAAGCGGGGCTCTTTCATCCAAATTGTAGGCATGCTTATTCTTTGCACATCGACCTCGACAAGGAAATAGAAGAGCTGGAGAATGAACTGGCAGAAGAGAAGCCTGAGCATTACACCGAGGTCTAGGGGCTTGATGAAGCAGGTAAAAAGGGGTTAGGAGTTGCTTTCGCGACGGCTATCAACTTTGGGTTACAAAACAAACGTGAATGTCTGTTGACTATTGACACCAAAACCGGGAGTGAAGTATACTCAATGGTAGAGGGTGGAAAAGATTTTGTGGAATTCCCTCTGGAGCTTATACGACTCCTTCAGCAAGCGCAATCGAATAGCATAGTCTCAGTCCATAATCACCCCAGCAGCAGCAGTTTTTCGGCAGAGGACTTATCTATTTTAGCTAAGTTCGATTCAATAAAGACTATGGCCGTGATAGGCCATGACGGAACAAGATACGTAATGAGCAGCGGAAGCGGACAAAAGCCCGACCTGTTTACCGTTAGAGATAAATTAAACACAATAGTCAGGAAATACTATGACCATTACAACAATTTAGTTCAATCGGGGAAAATGACATCAAGCGAAGCATGGAAAGAGCACTCACACCGGGCCGTCAGCGACCTGGCTGAAGAATTTGGCTGGGATTACAGGAGAGTGATGCCAAATGAGCAATGAAAAAAGCCGTTTAGGACTTGATCTGGTAGACCTTACGCCGTCTTATAACCAACCTTGGGATGAGTATTGGAAGGAGTATCGCGAACGGTATTTCAAAGTTTATGGGGAATATCCATCTGAGCCAGCTGGGCCAGAAGAAAGTAAGAAGTGAGGAGCGCCTGTTAAATAATAATCAGGTGCTTTTCTTTTTGGGTTTTTCCAGTTTTGACATGCATTCCACAGCTATTCCATGGATGCGAGGATCGCTAAATTTCATAGGAATTAGCGTGCGGCTTTTGTAGCAATAACAGTTTTTTCCCGGTACCCAGACTGCATTGCCAAATTCAATCTTGGTGCCGGGTCTGGGATTATAATAGGAAAATCCGCATTCTTTCCAAAATAAGCGCGTATGCTCTTTACCTAAACGGATCAAGGTTGGGAGCATTTTATTTTTATAAATCTGTCCTATGCGGACGTTTATTCCCATATGAACGGAGAGTTTATCTTGGGGCATGTACCACTCCATAAAAAAAACACCTCTGGTGGTAATATTCGCCAGGGGTTTTAAAATTGCCTGCAAGAGAGGAAGTGAAAACGTGGAGAAAGCTCTTAAAGAGATATTGAAAGCCCTGAAATCAATTGATGGCAGACTAAAGAGCATGGAGAGACATTTTAAGAGCTTGGATAGAAAAACGCCCGGGCA